GTTTCCGAGAAATCTCGCGACAGCGTCTCATAGCTGCAGCCGAAGCCAGACGCGAACCGCCGCGTCTTCGCTCGCACGAAGTCCTCATACTGTCCGTCTGGCGACTTCAGATCTGGGACAACCACGTTCTGCCCGGCGTCCAGATACTTGAACACCCCAGGCTCGAACTCGGTGATCCGCTGGCCGTTCTCGACGTCATCCGGCTCGAGCTCGCCCTCGGGCGAAGTGATGAAGCCCATCAGCGACGCGGTCGACCGAGCCCGCACCACCGCAGCCTCTTCATAGCCGGCCAGCTGGTGGGCGTCGCCGATCACCGGCGCGAACCAGGGGACGCCTCGGTGCTGATTCGGGCGCTCCGGGATGAACAGGTGAACAACGTCCCGCGCAGGCAGGAACACATGCTTCACGCTCGTGCGATCGGGTGTTCCCTGGAACCAGTAGTCGCCCGGGTGGCGCGTCAGGAAGGCATATTGCACCGGCCGGCCGTAGGCATCAATCTCGACACCCATCCGCCATTCGTTGCCCTTGGCACTCACGGCGCCCTGGTACTCATCGTCGAGCAGGTCGCTCTCGATGATCTCCAGTGCCATCGGCACCTTGCTGCCGCCAAATGCCCGCCGGTGGATCCTAAAGATCACCTCACCCGACTCAGGCAGGGCGCCAGCAGCCAGCCACTCAAACATGTGGAAGCTGCTCTTGCCGGCGACGTCGCAGAACTCCTTCCGGCACCAGCGGTCCCACATGCCCTCGATCGCGCCGTTGATGCGATCGTCGCGCTTGTTCCCGCGCAGGCTCATCACCTGCGACTGCAGCTTGATGCCACTCCCGACCACGTTGATCTGCGTGGTGCGCTTTGCCTGCCGGGCGTACGGGTTGTCCCGCACCATCTGGCGAGCGCGGTCACGCAGCTTCCGCAGGCTGGTCTTGATCTCAGCGTCGGCGCTGGTGCCGTTCGCGATCCAGTCGCTGGTCAGTCGGTTGATCACCGCACCCGCATAGGTGCGCCGGCGACGCCGCGGCGCCTGCAGCTCCGGCTTGGCCCCGAAACCGAGCGCCGTCAGTACACGAGTGCGGAGTCCCATCAGCGGCCGAACCTCACAAACAGGTTATGGGGGTTGCCGAGACCGTTCGCGATCATGGCAGCCTTGTTCTCACGGGCCACATCAGCCTTGAGTTTCGTCTCGAGCGCCAACAGATCGGCCAGCTCGTAGCGCTTCAGGCTCCTGGTGCCGATCCGGTACTCCTGCACCGCGCCGCCGGTCATCAGCGAGCGGATCGCAGCCTGGACAGCCTCGAGATCCTTCTGCGCCTGGCTCCTGCCATCTACGGCGGCAGGTGTGCCGGTGTAGTACAGGTTCGGTTCAACGGAGAACGTGCCAGAGCCAAGCGTGATGCTTTCGCCGGCCTTGCTGGCAACGGCCTGCCAGTAGCCGGTGTCGTCCTCGTGGAACCCGCCTGTGGTCGCAGAGCTCAGCGTGAACTGCCACCCAGTGCCGTAGGCCGTGCCAACCGCCGTGGCGCCGTGGTTGTTGCGGTTGAAGCGGATGTAGTAGGTCAGCGCCCAACCGCCAGAGCTGGTGATCGCGTTGCCGAACACGTCGACACTGGGCTCATCCCGCCACTTGACGGTGTCGCCCATCCTGATCGAGCTAGGAATGTTCACGGCCTCACCACTGGCGGACAAAGCTCCGTTTTGCGGGCTTGTTTGATCTTAGCGGCGCCTTCCGCTCCCTTTCCACGGGCTTTTCAAGCCGTTTCTCAAGTTGATCCCAGATAGTTCGTCTGTCGTACCGCTGGTACATCCGATTCAACGCTGCATACGCGTAGACCAGTTCGTCGAGCGCTTCGTTTCGCTGGCTTGATTTCTTCACCCACACCCTCTCGGGGTAGCCACGCACGAACCGCGTGATCTGCTTTTCCGCTGTCAGCTCCTCGAAATACTCCTTGCCCGCATCTGCATAGAAATGCAGGAACCCTGGGCCCGGCTCGTTGTGCTTCAGGCGGCCGAACAGCAGGCTCTTCACGGTGTCGCTGCCCACCGGGTACACCTCGGCGCCCTTCTTGAGCGCCTTGCCCTTAATGTTCAGATCCACCTTCGTTGGCTTGCCGATCGGTGGCTTGCCCTTCTGGCTCTGACCCTTGATCGCGATCACGCCCATGTTCTGGCGCTCGCGGGCGTACTGGTACACCTCCATCGTGAAGTGGCCGCCGGAGTCGATGCACACCACATCCGGCCTGATCTCGCCGCCCAGCGCATGCTGGAACGGCCGCAGCAGAATCTCGTCCAACTGCTTCCACGGTTCCGGCCGGCTCGGGTCGCCGTGAATCACCTGGCGATCGATCAGCCAGCCTTCCTCCTCGCGGCCCCACGCCCACACGCTCAAACTCAGCCTGTTGTCCTGCACGTCGCAGCCGATCGTCAGCGCAGATGCCTCGGCCGGGATCATCCGCTTCTCGTAGAACTCAGCACGCTCAAGCAGGCTGTCGGCGCCCACCTTCGCCGCATAGTCGTCCTCCCAGCTCTCGCCCAGCACCGTGTTGACGAACGTCTTTAGTGCTTCCGGGTCACTCTTGGCCTCGAGGAATTCGTCGCGCAGGTTGTCCCAGCTCGCATTCGGGCTGTAGCTGTAGGCCGCCCAGATATGGAACGACGCATGCTTGCCGTTACCTGGCGCCGTCGCCCGCCACTGCCCGCGCTCCACCATCCAGCGCTTCTTCGAGTGCGGGATCAGCACCCCGCACTGCTCGCACACGTAATGCACCGGTGAGAGCTGGTCTTCCCAGCGCATGTGCGCCCACTTGAGGTACTGCATGTGCCCGCAGTCAGGGCAGGGCACGAAATACCGCCGCTGGTCACCCTGCGCGAACAGTCGCTCGATCCGGCTTGCATCCTTCAGCGTCGGTGTGCTGCCGGCGATGATCTTGCGGTTCCAGTAATACTCCGTCCGCCGGATGCCCAGCTTGATCTGGTCGCCCTCGGGGCCGGCACTTGGTGGGTAACCGTCCGTCTCGTCGAACATCACGATCCGCCGGCTCACACGGCGGAAGCCTCGCGGGCTGTTCGCCCCCACCAGGCCCAGCGTTCCGCCCGGATATTGCTTCTGCAGGATCGTGTTCGCCCCGTCCTTCGCCTTGCTGTCGCTCACCAGGCCGCGCAGCACCGGCACGTCTCGGAGCATCGGTGCGATCTCTTCTTTGGAATATCCTTGCGCGTCTTCGATGGTTGGCTGTACCAACATCATTGGACAAGGATCTTGATGAATATGAAACGCAATACATGCGTTTAAGCACTTCGTATACCCGACTCTCGCACTCTTCATTACACTTATTTGTTCGATATTTGGATCAGTTATCGCATCCATTATTCCTTTCTGATACGGCAGCGTGTGCCACCGGCCCGCCTCGGCGCTGCTCTCAGCTGACAGGTAGAAGTGCCGATCGGCCCACTCCGACAGCGTCAGCTTCTCCGGTGGCTTCCACGCCCGGAGCGCCTCCCGTGCCAGGTCCGCAACCTCAGCCATCAGCCAGCTCCTCCAGCGCCTCGCGGATGATGTCCTCGAGGATCGCGATCTGGTCTTGCGTGAGGTCCGGGATCCGCTGCTTCGCCTTCGACGGCACGCCCAGCACCTTGGTGCGGCTGATCGTCAGCACCTCAATCCACTTCGCCTGTACGTCTGCTGTCCGTACAAGCAGGCCCTCCTTCTCCTTGCGCTCGAGCTCGAGCAGCTCGGCCTTCAGGTACTCGGTGCGGGCGCGGCTCTCGTTGTAGTCGGGGACGATGTCGCCGGGCTCTGGTGCCGCGAGCGAACGGTCCCGCTTTGGCTCGTCGACCGGGAGCTCCTGCTCCTCCGGCTGGCGCTTCGGCCTGGGCGGCGGGAACGCCTTCTCGCCAGCTGGTGGCTTTGGCCCCACGCCGATCTTCGCCATCGTGTTGGCGAACCAGTCCTCGCGCAGGGTCTCAGATTTGATCAGCTCGCGGCCGTCCGCCGTGCGAATGACCGGCAGGCGCCCCTGCTTGATCGCCTTGTAGACGGCCGTGCGGGACACCCCG